ATGATTTAATCATTGTGTATTATGATGATGAAGATGATGGTCAGTTGGTGCTACATCATGCACTAGAATCAATGGTTCTGGTGTCTAGTGCCAGATGGGTAGATATTTATAATTTAAGATTCATTGCTAATCATTTTGAAGAAAATTATGATGGTGAATTGATTTTTGATGAATCAATTAAAACTAATGTATCAGTTTCAGATGATGAGTGTGATGGTGATTTAATAAATCTTATCATTGGTACATTCACCAAAGGTGATTCTGAAATTAGGATAGTCGATACAGGGGAATGTTGGGAAATTAAAATTTATAACAGCGGTCAATGTGAATCATTAAATGAATTTCATTTTTCAAATTGGAGTGATTTATATCGTTTCCATTGTTTACTAAACACCTTACAGACTATTAAAGATTCAATAGTAGTTAGTGATTGTTGGTAAAATCTTTGATAACATTGATGCGATTAAAGCGTTCGTCAATTCGCTACCCAATGAATAATTATGAAAGGAAAGGTTCGTCAATGTGTAATTCTGAACAACAAGATATTCCCCACACATACTTTGAAAGTAGAGAAACCTGTTTTCATGACTTAGGTTTAGCACGAGCCACGTTTACTAACATAAACACAACGGAAGATGAATATGAGCAAATGGAAAAAACGTTAGGGTTGATGTACCTACATTGTCAAGAAGAAATACAAACTCTGGTATTATCAACCTTGGATGAAGCCAGTATGCGAAAGATGCACTTTATCCAAAGATGGGCTTTACAACATGATTCTTATAGTGTAGGCTACTGAGAAAATAGATTCTATCAATAAAGCGGTTGATGAAAGCAAATATACTGGCAAAAGCCGCCATCAAAAACACCCAACAAGTGATTTATTTAAACGAGTGGATATGTGTATCACTATATGAAACGGAATACACCAATGATTGAACAAGCACCGAATATTGTTAATATGAAGTTTGGCTCACATCTTTATGGGTTGGATACTCCAAACTCTGACGTTGATTGGAAAGGTATTTACCTACCAACATTACCAGAACTGCTACTTAATAGTTATGCAAAATCATACAAGCATAGCACGGGTGGTTCAGGTAAAAATGTTGCCGGTGATGTTGATACAGAAGTTGTATCCCTTCCACGGTTCATTGAACTTGCATGTCAGGGTGAAACATTCGCTATTGATATGTTACATACCAATAACCCCATTCGTGGTGAATTTGGTTTTATTTGGGATGACTTGGTTGATAAGCGCACTATGTTCTACTCAAGAAACCTTAAAGCGTTTGTTGGGTATGTGAAACGTCAAGCAGCAAAGTATGGCGTGAAAGGTTCTAAATTATCTGCAATGGAAGAAGTATATAACATTGCGGCTGAACATATTCACATGGATACATATTCACGTGTTGGTGAAATTATTCACTTGCTACCTATCAATGAATATTGTAAGGTTGTCACTACAGGTGATTCACCATCTGGCCCACAAACATTTTATGAAGTATGTGGTCGGAAGTTTCAGGATACGATTGGTATTATTCCATTCTTAGAAAATATCAAAAAGATTCATGATTCTTATGGTGAACGTGCTAAACTGGCTAAAGATAATAAAGGTGTCGATTGGAAAGCAATGTCACATGCATTACGTGCCGGTTATCAGGCGCGCGCTATTTACGTACACGGTGACTTTGAATATCCATTACAGGAAACACCGTTTCAAACACAGTTTCTTTTAGATGTGAAACAAGGTAAACTTGATTTCATGACAGAGGTTAATCCGGTACTAGAAGAACTAGTTGATGAAGTTAATATACTTTCAGATGAATCAACGTTACCAGTAAAGGTAAACCGCACCTATTGGGATAAATGGCTATTAGATGTTTATGATAATGTCTATGGCGTTAATGATTTTACGGGGATATATGAATATTAGTGCATTAATAATCGGGGATAGATTCCCCATGAAACAAGAAGAACATGCCAATGAAATTATTATTAGTGTTATCAATGATAATTTCGAAGTGTATAAACACGAATTATCTAAAGAATATGAAGGTCATGTTTTTCATGTAAGTGAAATACATAACAAAGTGTTGCGTTTTATTACACCGTGTTACTCAACAGGAAAATGAAGAAATAACCCTGTTATATCTTCATTTTAGAACTAAAAAGGCCCGTTAATTCCGGCCTTTTTTATCGGTGTTCACCAGTGTATTGAGCTAATTCATCAATCAGTGCTTTGTTTAATAGGGGTATTAATTCTGAGTTTTCCATTCTTCTACCTTTAATAAATATCTATGTACTTGTATTTATATAGGAGAGAAATATGAATAAATGGGGCAGAACATCAAAAACCCAATACGATACAGCACATCCAGATTTACAATTAATAGCAGATACGGTGTTACAGATTCATGATGCATCATTTATGCAGGGTCATAGAGATAAAGAACCACAAAATAAATATTTCAATAATGGCACATCTAAAGTACAATGGCCAAACGGGAAGCACAACACACTACCTTCAAAGGCAATGGATTTAGCACCATACATTAAAGGTGAGAATCCTTATGATATGGAACGTGTTCTATTCTTTGCAGGTATTGTTATGGCGGTTGCTGATATGCTTTACAAACAAGGTAAGATTACCCACAAACTGAAATGGGGTGGTTCATGGCGTAGTGAAGCTGATGCTGTTTTTTCCTTTGACCGTAATGGATTTTTTGATGGTATACATTTTGAACTGGTGGATTAGATTATGACAAGAAATGACGTGGTTAAGTTATTACAACAAATTCGTGAAGATATGGATGAGTTGAAAAACTATGATACAGATTTCATGTTTAACGAAGGGATTGAGCGTTCAATGATTATTGTTGAAAAACAAATTGAAGAATACTCAAAAACCCCCAATGATTTTAAAAAAGAAAGTGGTTTATACCACAATTAAAAGAGAGTAGTTATGTCAGAGAATCTTTACGGGCCACATACAATAGAACAAATACATGCATATGGAATTGATGTAGCAATGCGAGAAATTTATTTAGATGGTTCTGAACACTATGGTGATGAGGATGAACCGGGTGTTGAGTTTACAATGACGAATCGGTTTATTCGTAATCTAAACATATTAACTAATATCAGTTTTGAACCAATTACTATACACATGAAAACATGTGGTGGTGATGTATCTGAAGGGATGGCGATATATGATGCCATTAAACAATGTCCATGTGTAACAACTATTATAAATTACACCCATGCGCGCTCGATGAGTTCTATGATTCTACAAGCGGCTGATGTTCGTATCATGATGCCACATTCAACATTTATGTTCCATATGGGTACAATGTTCATGGGTGGTACAGTTAAACAATTCAATACAGAGTACGTAGAACTTCAAAAATCAAATGAACATATGTTTCAGATTTACATTGACCAGTTAAAAGAAACTGGAAGTATGAAACGTAAAACAATGGCACAGATTCGTAAATGGTTAATTGAACAGATGGATAAACACGAAGAAGTGTACCTATCTGCTGAAGAAGCGGTTAAAATTGGCTTTGCAGATGAAGTCTGGAATATCCGAGAATAAGAGCATTTCACCCTGTATAGGGCTGTGCAGGGTGGATTCTCAGGGCTTTTGTGATGGTTGTTATAGGTCATTAAAGCAAATTCAAGAATGGCCCTTATATAGCGACTCAGAAAGGCTAAAAATCATGGCCTCAATTCAAAATAATTCAAAAAATCTTCGTAAATAGCTTGCATCTACGGCTCATTGTGGTATAATACTTATATTGAATAGGAAAACAGAGGAATTAAACATGGCATATATGAGTCAAGAAACAAAAAAGAAACTTTCTGTAGGTATCAAAGCTGTACTGAAGAAGTACAATATGAAGGGTTCAATCTCCGTTCAACATCATAGCGGCTTAGTTGTCACCTTGAAATCTGGTGAACTTGATTTGATTGGTAATTATGTTTCTAATCCTAACAATCAAGAATGTTGGGGTAGACAGCGTGACCTGTCAGATGTTAAAGATATTGATGTTAATGTTTACCACATTGATTCTTCATTCACAGGTGAGTACGCTGAATTCTTAAACGGACTGCATGAGGCAATGATGGCTTCTGAAGATGGTTCGGTTGCTAATCACAACAACTCTGATGTAATGACTGATTACTTTGATGTTGGTTGGTACACATACATTCGTGTTGGTAAGTGGGATAAGCCCTACGAATATACAGGTAAATAATATTCGTATATCCCTTGCATATACGCCACGGAAGGTGTATAATGTTTATATTGATTAAGAGAACAGGTGAGAATATAATGGCTACCAAAAAAGAAATCCGAGATACTATCAAAAAGTTAGGTTTTAAATCTTCTATCCGTAAACACCCCCTGATTGATAATGCTGTAACGATTCATGTATCGGAATTAGGTATTGGTGATGGTAATGTGTTCGGTGGTGATGCATATGAACAACATAAAGATGTTTTCGAATATGTAAACAGTCTATCTAAAACCTTCCTATACACAGGTGAAAAGGTTATTTAAAAATGGATATGGATTATATGGAGTTTCTGGCATGGGTTGATAGGTGTATATTACCTATTGACTTGGGTAATGAACTAAAGGAATTGGGTTTACCTGAATCCCTCACTCACATGTATGTAAGCGATTGGCGTAGATGGGTAGAGACTGAAACATATAAATTTGGAATTATCTATCTTTATCAGTGTTATTGTGTTGGTGGTAGACCACCTGAAGAAAAAGTAACTGAAGTGGAAAGTTATGATGTATAATACGTCCCAGTTTAAAATGAGATAAACTATGAGTATAGTTAGAGAAAATTTAATGAACGATGAACACTACACTCCCTATTGTGGTGGTGAATACAGTGTATGTGGTATGCCTCGAACGCGATTTAATGGTGAACAGTTTGAATGCCCTAGATGTAGCTGGCAATCACAATTTGATGAAGAATTTATTAAACAATATAAACTGAAATGGAATAAATTATGAGTTTCGATGAAACATTCCCTGAAGAAAACGATTATAAGTTTAACGAAGAATTGGGCTAGAGATTTCTTGATAATGAATCTTAAGGAATTTGTAAAACCTGATTATGATTATTTTAAACATACATTAAAAACATTGGAGATTTATATAATGAATGGTAGTGAACTAATTAATGAAATGATGGCTGTACTTGGTGATGACACCTATCCACGCGATGAGTTCATCAGTGAACTCTTAGCTGAAGGTTATCTTTCTGGTGATGACGAAAAAAATTAACCGAAGCTGGTTTTAAATACATCAAACAAGAAGGCGGCGGTGAAGGTGGTTCTGGATACTGCTATTCTATTTTTGAATGGAAAGGTCAAGCGTACAAGATGGAATATTCATATTACAGTCATTATGGAAATGATTTTGATAATGCAGAAAGTAGTATTTCAGAAGTTACTCCGATTGAGAAAACTGTAACAGTTTATCAATAAATAAAAAAATTTGCTATATGTGCGCCGTTGGTGTATATATAGTAATATGCGGGGTTAGTTTCAATGGTAAAATGGTGGATTGCCAATTCGCAGTTAGGAGTTCAAATCTCCTACCCCGCACCAAATTTTAGATTATATTATGTATTCAGAAATTATAGATGGTTATGTTTTAGACTGGAACTATAAGAAATATCCACAATCAGAGTTGAATGGTTATGTTTTTCTTATTGGTGATATTCAATTGGGATATATATTCAAAAATAGGAATGGCTGGTGTGCTGTTTCAATATTTGAACATTACACTCTATGCCCTTTGGATGGATTTAAAACTCGGTTCCATGCTTCCAATTTCTTATTAAAATTATATAGAAATATGCAGGTATAGTATAATGGTATTATTGCAGCCTTCCAAGCTGACGATGTGAGTTCGATTCTCATTACCTGCTCCAAATTCCGCTTCCATAGTTCAATTGGTAGAACGCTCGGCTGATAACCGTGTAATGTAGGTTCAATTCCTACTGGAAGCACCATTTTTGTATTATATCCCTTGCATTTACGGCTCAGTGTGGTATAATATATGTATATTATGAATTAAGAGGTAGATAATGAACCGTTTGGCAAAGGCAATGAATTTCGCAACCAAGGCCCACGAAGGCGATAAGCGGAAGTTTAGTGGTGATGACTATATCACCCATCCCTTGAAAGTCGCTCTAATCGTATCAGCCTATACAAGTGATGTGGATACTATAATTGCTGCTGTTTTACATGATGTTGTAGAAGATACTGAGTATACCTTTGATGACATTGAATATAAGTTTGGTGAAACTGTTAGAGATTTGACAGTTGGGATGACTAAAACATATAATGATTCAGATGACTATGAAACTAAGGTCGTTTCCGAACTGTTGAGGTTTAAAGAAATCTACGATGAACGAGTTCTGTTAATCAAGGTAGCTGATATTTTCGGTAATCTGAGTGATTATAAAAAAGCCCCTAAAAAATTCCTAAACAAATTCGTTGATAGTAAGAAACGATTAATGGGTGTTATTGTTAACAAGAGTGTTGTTGATAATGCCTTGGTTTCTGACACATATGCATTGATTGCTAAGATTGAAGCATATATAGCTGAAGTATAAATATATACATAAACTTTGGAGTAAGTAATGTATAACTTTTCAAAACATCTTAATGAGGGTATGTTATCCGAATCTGATTTGGAATTGATGAATGAAGTTGCCGTCCAATTTGGCGGCAAACGAGAAACACAATTTGGTCAGGTTGTAATCATGGCCGGTGGTGCGGGTTCAGGTAAAGGATTCGTTAAAGATAAATTACTTGATATTGACGGTAAAGTATTTGACGTTGATGCATTGAAAACAATGGCCATGAAATCACCGTTAATCAATAAAAAGGTTAAAGAAGAATTTGGGGTTGAGTTGGATAAACTTGACTTGAAACAAGCTGAAGATGTGCGCAAACTACATGCTATTATCAGTTCGGTTGGATTAGATAAAGGGCGTAAGAATGTTGCCGCCAAATCAATCATTGCTGTACCTAAGGATAGAAAACCGAATCTGATATTTGATGTAACATTAAAAGATTTGAAAAAGATGGCAAGTATTAGTGGCTATGTTCAAGATTTGGGTTATGAAAAGATAAACATACATGTTGTATGGATATTAAACCAGATTGATGTTGCTATCAAACAGAACAAAGACAGGCCACGTAGAGTACCAGAAGATATACTAATGGATACTCACAAACACGTTTCATATGCAATGAGAAATACCCTAAGTGGTGTGTCAAAACTGCGTTCATATATGGATGGTAAATTTATTATTATACCCAATCAGAAGGATGTAGATAATAAAGCAGTTGCGTCTGAATTACCAAAGGGCAACTTCTTCAAACGTGAAAAAGCAAGCAGTGGCTTCTATTTCGCAAAAGCGGATTATTACATTGTCAAGGAAAGGGGTAAAGCCTTCGTGGATATGAAGAAGCTAGATAAGGAATTGATGCGAAAGATTAAAAAGTATGTACCAAATCCCGAAGTATGGGATAATGATTAATAGGTTTAACGCGGGTTGGTGTAGTCAGGTCAACATACAGGGTTCATAACCCAGTGAACGTAGGTTCAAATCCTACACCCGCTACCATTTTACAATGAAATCGGTAAAAAATCGGCTGAAGGTATAGGTTATTATTTCAATGATGAACGTGTAGTGGAGGGGAATCCAGATGAAGTGTCCTGAAGATATTGCAAAACACTTTCCTGAAAAATGGAAGTGTTGTGGTGAACCACAATTCTATATCAAAGAAGGTTGGTTAAAACCTATTCTGGAATGTCATGAAAAGTTAAAGGCGTTAAGCCCTAAATATGAAATTCATCAAGTTAAAGAAAAATTTGGTGGCCTTCGATATTATATTGATTATAATACAGGTGATGAGTTTACTCGCAAAGCTATGAATGAAGTTATAGCCGAAGCTGAAGAAAAATGTGCAACTGCATGTGAAGTTTGTGGTGAACTTGGTCAACCTGTTATTGTCAATAAAAGATATATAACAACTGTATGTGATGAACATAGACCTGAAGGTAGTGTTATATACAAATGATTAATGTGGAATGGTGTAACGGCAACACACTACCCTCATAAGGTAGAATTACAGGCTCGGTTCCTGTTTCCACAACCAATGTTATGAAAGCAAAATTTTACATATATCGAAATCTACACACAGGTGGATTTTCAATAAAACATCATGGTATAGTTATTGACCATGTACAAGCGTTTATTGCGCATGATGTTGAGTTGAAAGTAAATGTTGGTGGAAAGAAACGTGCGGTAGAATCTAAAACCAGAAATGTTCATGCATACTTGGTTTGTGATTACTACCATGAAACAGAAAGGGTTGTAAATGGTGATGAAATCACGTATAATCCATTCAACGATAACTCATTTGTTATGTGTGAAAGCAGAAAACCAATTTACCATGCAGATTGTATGTTTGGTAAAGATGGAAAAGTATATATAGTTTAATGGGCCATTGGTGTTAATGGGAACATGCCGCCCTTGCAAGGCGTGAGATATGGGTTCGAATCCCATATGTGTCCACCAAATTCAGATACACGCTTATGCGTATATTATTTATTTTAAAATAAATTGCAAAATAGCTTGACAACTTGTATATATACAAGTAGAATTACTAAAAATCAATTAACAATGACTTATAAGGTAACTACAATGAAACGAAATTTAAATACAAAACTCGCGGGTGTAACCACACGATTGTAATTTAAGTTCGTTGTGTTGCACCCAAAAAGAATATGGGGGTGTAACTCAGCGGTCAGAGTAGTGAGCTTTTAACTCATTCGTCGAAGGTTCGAATCCTTCTACCCCCACCAAATTAAAGATGTAAACTGCAATCTCAAAAACTCAATATTTAAATTGACCTAATTGCATCTTGACTAAAGGGGATACTCTAATGAAGAATCCAGTTGCTAAACATTCACGTAAATTTAATCGTGCGGTTGTTATGCGAAACAAAAAAAACAGATTATTCCCGTAAAGGAAAATCCAAGTGGAAACTTGAGAAACATTCATAAATATTCCCGTAAAGGAAAATATAACCTTATGGTTATGATATTGCTGCTATGGTATAATTGGGAACACACTGGTTTTGTAATCCAGAGTTCAGGGTTCGATTCCTTGTGGCAGCACCAAATTTTAGTGATTATTATTCCCTTGTACTCTAATGGTAAGAGGAAGCACTGTTAATGCTTTGTATTCCTGAAAAGGTATGTTGGTTCGAATCCAGCCGAGGGAGCCAAATAGAAGTGGAGTGACCACCACCTAAAAAACGGGCCAAGTTTAATGCACCCGTAGCGCAATTGGTAGAGGCACAAGTTTTAGGTACTTGACAGTGTGAGTTCGAATCTCATCGGGTGTACCAAATTATAAAGGTGATATATGTTTCTAAAATGGTGGTATGACGATATGTAAGTATTCTAAAAAGGAGAACTTATATGTCACGCACATACAGAAAACGTGGAGAAACATTCAATGAATATTATCGTGATTGGATAGATGACATTGAAAACGGCCTTGCCTTAGAATGGCAAGTAAAGTATATTACCAAAGAGAAATATCGGTACAATACACGTACCGTGAAACATTACGATTTCGGTTTACCTAAGTCATTCAGAAATATGATAAACCGTCAACGTAGAGCAAAAGATAAGCAGGAAATATGGAAGGCAATAAACCTTCATGATTATCCTGAACAGTGTTCCAAGTGGAATTGTAAAGATGCAAATCATTGGAAATACTGGTAGAACAATGCGCCTGTATGCTAATCTTGGTAAAGCAACCATGCTTAAAACGTGGTGAGTGTGAGTTCGAGTCTCACTGGGCGTACCAAATTAAAGTATAATGCGGCTGTAGTCTAATTGGATAGGCACTGGATTACGAATCCAGCGATATGTAGGTTCAAATCCTACCAGCCGTGCCAAATTAAAGTTGACAGAATTATGTCGTTGGTATACTATACCAGAACGTTGTTAGTTACAGATAGGTAAGTAAACTGTAATGTCACCTACTACTGGTGAACCTAACAACCTAGATGACAACAGGGTGCTGAAAGTTGTCACTAGAAGGTTGCACCCTCAAAATTCAATCAAACCTGAAGGTTATATTATGAGCAATCCGAAAGACCAAGAACTTAAAAACCTGATTAATCAAATAATCGGTGATGTACCAACTACAAATACAACTGAAGAAGTTTCTAGTCAGGAATTATTTGATGTGATACAATCGGTTATCAATGGGATGGGTGGTCAAGTTGTAAGCCCTGAAGAAATGTTTGCGTGTGGTGGGTGTGATGAATGTTCTATGCAGGATGTTTGCCCTAAATATACAGAGATGGGTGAAGAAAACTTCCCTGAAGCGGCTGAAACTATTCAAGCTAAACGAAGCACAGCTGTAATCTCAGGTACATTTGAAATCGGATTTGACGCACCTACTGAAGCAGATATTCATAATACGATTTCAGCATTATACGAAGATTCACAAATTGATTTTGTGGTTAATAAAATCCAAACAACTTCTGAATTTTAAACAAACACTGCCAGTGTTGTATTAACTCAGTTTAAAGATACTAACAGCAATTACAAGCACTTGACTTTTAATCAACCTAGCTAAAATGTATCTTGTTTGTTTGATTGGTGAAAAATATGAATGATGAAAATAAAGTGAAAGAAGGTGCTATACTTGACCTTGAACCAATGAAGGCGTATACAGAAGCCGGTGTTGTTGGTGAATCTAAGTGCCAACTTGATAATGAATTTGGTGCATTAGTAGGATTTAAAAATGTAATAATTATATATATTGTTATTGCTATAATCGGATTATGGGTGTATACTCTTTTCTGATAAAGAATATTATCATATGAAGTAGAAGGTAGGTAGCCTTGGACGCGGGTTCGAGTCCCGCCATCTCCACCAAAAGCACACTGACCCTGACGAGGGGTTCTGAGAAGCGTAAACAGGAATTCATGGCCTTAGTAACGGTGAGAACATAGTGTGCTTCTGATGGGGGTGATACGGTTTCGACAAGGTACTGAGAACACACTGATGGTACGTGAAAGCAACTGCACGTAAAATATCGAAGAAATTAAATATAACTGCAAACGATGAGAGTTATACGCCTGTTGCTCAAGCTGCTTAAATGTAGTCGAGTTAACTGAGTTTTTCTTTATGGGGTTTTCTTGCAAACAGAATAAACCCCATTTCTTTTTAATGCTTGTGTTGGTCGATTGACAAAAACACAACCAATGAGAGCTAATAACTCAATGTTGGCTACAAGAAAAATTGGCAGGGCGCACCAAAATGTATTGACTTTTATAAAAGGTAACGTTAAGGTAGCAGCAACTAAACTCAATGAACTTGGTGACATGAGGATTTATCATGAAAAGAAACCAAATTCATTAGATGCCTTTTTTTAAACCCATTGAAGTACATATAACAATTAATTTCAAATATTTTTATTTTTTTACAAAAAACGTTTGACAAGTTGTATATATACTGTATAGTATTAAGAAGTCGTCAATAACAGGCGCATATAAATTAATTAGGATTAAAACAATGTTTACATTTTGTAACTATCAACCAGAACCGTCATTTAGCGTGGAATCTCATGAATGGGATACTATGGGTTTTGATATTGCAATTGGTGGAGGTTCGAGTAACTAACCCCCAAGTAAACAAAAGCAACATCAAAACCCGCTAAGAGAAATCGAAGCGGGTTTTTTTATGAGTAGAATAATGGTGAGTATAGCTTAACTGGTAAAGCCACTGATTGTGAATCAGTTAGATGCGAGTTCAATCCTCGTTATTCACCCCAATTTTAAATAGGCCGATGAGCCGTGTTAATTAATAATTTGGTTTTTGTTTTCTGTTGCCCTTTGGTGTAATGATAGCACAAAGGTTTTACATACCTTTAGCGATAGTTTGATTCTATCAAGGGCAACCAATATCTGGATGTGATGTTAACGGTAGCATACCGCGTTTGGGGCGCGGTTGTGAGGGTTCAAATCCTTCTATCCAGACCAATACTCCCGTAGTTTAACGGTTAGAACACCTGACTTTCAATCAGTAGAAGCGAGTTCGATTCTCGTCGGGAGTACCAATTTTATATTTTGGCTTATAAATCAATAACTTATAAGCGGGAATAATTATCGTAAATAACTTGCATTTACGGACAAGTCCTGTATAATTACTTATATAGAGTAATTAATGAGGATTTATTGATGGATTTAACAAGAGCAAGAGTAGTCGCCCTAACTGAAATGAACAAATGGGGATTAGTTAATGATGGTTGGAATTTTAAATACAACAGTCGTAAACGTGCCTTGGGTGTATGTAAATACACCACTAAAGAAATTCAATTATCACGTGTCATTACTGAACATGCAGATGACGATAAGGTACTTGATACCATTCGCCACGAAATTGCACATGCCCTTGCAGGTAGCGCAGCGAATCATGGCCCTGAATGGAAACGTTGGGCACGAACAGTAGGTTGTAACCCATCACGTAGCGGTGAAGTTAATAAAGAAACACGTGAAGTGTTGAACACTAAAATTAAGTATGTTATGGTTTGCCCGAAGGGTTTGATTGTTAATACATATTACCGTAAACCAAATAGTAATACCTTAATCAACCTTGACCAATATTATGTAAAAGGTCGTAAAACTGAAACGAAAGGTAAACTTGAAATTGTTGCCTATAACCCTTCTGTTCATGTAGTGAGAGCGTAATCATGTATAAACTGAACGCGAATGATGGTTATAAAGAAAAGAACCAAGAATTACTTGAGTGGTTAGAGAGTAAAGGTTGGAAGATTGATAACTTTGGTCATGCCACTAAAGAAAAAAGTAACGGTAAAAAATACCGTTATAAATTTCAGGCAATATCAATCCGGTATGAGGTTCAAGTTAGACACGAAGCTACACAATATAGCAATGCTATAAATGAATGGATTCGTGTTAAAACACTTTCATATAAAACAGTAAAGGTGAAGTAATAGCTAAACTAACATTAGCCTTGTTAAAGAATTAATCAAGGAATAAAAGAATTAGGATGTACACGTTATTGGTGAAACGTAGCGGCTGTAACCCGTGGCTTAGGCTCTGGTGGTTCAAATCCATCTACATCCACCAAATTAGGAAATTGCATTATGAGTATATTTGACTATCACCATGATAATCCGCCAGCACCTTTTAATCCATCGTCTGACCCACGGGCTAAAGGTTGGTATAATGAAACAAGTAACTCAATGGAAGATGATAATTTTTATGACTCACATACACGTGAAGAATGTAAAGCTGAATGGAAAAGAAGATACGAAAAATAAAAAATGGCTCATTGGTATAGTGGCAATTACGCTGGTCTGTCTAACCGGAAAGAGGGGTTCGATTCCCCTATGAGTCGCCAAATTATCACGGATAGTTTAAATGTAAAGCACTTCCCATATGGGGGAAGAATTGTGAGGTTTAATTCCTCACTCCGTGACCATATTTTATATAGGTGATATTATGGATAACCAAAGTGAATTAAATATCCAAAAAATATGCAATGCATATAATCTTGGATATGAAGATGGATTCATCTCATCATCATATATTAATCCCTTTAAGGGAAACGCATATAGATTTGAAGCGTATGCATTAGGATATACAGAAGGATTGACTAACCGTGTACCCAATGAATCGTTACCTTCTATGTTACGTAAACAAGCAGAATAAGCTAATCTGGTGAAAGCGTTCGGTTGAAGCCCGAAAGAGGTAGGTTCGAAACCTACATTCCGCACCAAAATTTAATTGACATGAGATAATATTCATGTACAATAACTAGAAATAAATTAAAGATGTAAACTGCAATCTCAAAAACTCAATATTTTAAATTGACCTAAATTGCATCTTGTTATTATAATAATAAAAATAATAAAAAAGAGTAGTCGATGCCTCATTATAATTTTAATAAAGATTTACCTATTGCTGAACGTACTGAAAATCAAATGGCTGAGTTCCTATGTAGTAAATTAGATGGGATGCAGTTTATTGAACATTGCAACAACTCAGATTATGATTTGAAATTTAATGTTCGTAATCGTTTTGAATGTACAGTTGAAGTTAAAGAAGATTTTACATGTAAGAAAACCGGAAATATCGGTGTTGAAACTGAATCATGGGGTAGGCGTTCAGGCATAGCGGTTTCAAAAGCAGATTATTATCTATATAAAGTACACAGCCCTGATAATAAAATCGGTGTGTATATTATAGAAACTGACAAGTTAAAGAAAATGATTAAAAACAAACTTTGGCACAGAGAAGTTATTGGTGGTGATGTTGGTAGTAATTCAAAAAACTATCTGTTCAGATTACCAATAGTTGAAGAAGAATTTATGTTTTTAGGTTACGTCAATGAGTAAAAAGAAAAATATATGGCATTGGATTTAATTCTGGTGGTAAATATAAATCAAAGGTAGGTAGTAAACACCAAGTTTTAGTAGACCGCTTAGTTGAAATAGGTGAAGAATTTTTAAAAGAATAAAGGTAGAGTAAGCCGAAAGATTCAGGGTAACGGCTGCTGTCTTGAAAACAGTTAATCACGTTAGTAGCGTGGTGTGTGGGTTCGAATCCCACTTCTACCACCAATCGCGCGGCGGGGATATGCCTGTAAGTCGCATGAATAAATAGAACCATATAATAATAATAACAATAAGGTTAGTAATTTGGCATATCAGATAAAGAGCAATAACACTGCTGATTTATCTCAATATTTGGTTGTACAGGATTTAATTAAAAAAGGTTGGGTGGTTTTATTTCCATCTTCAAGGGATACAGTTTATGATTTGGTTATAGAAAAAATAACCAGTAATGGTAACAGAGTATTTAAAACCTTTCAGATTAAAACATTGAAAAATAATTCATTTAAAACCAATAATAGAGGTTCATCAAAAGGTAAAGAGCGTACAAGTATTAATGGGAACATTCGTTATAGTTATAGTTACGCAGATGAAAAGATAGATTGGATGGTTGGTGTTAATCATGAAACAGGGGAAATTTATTATTACCCCTTAAGTGTATATAAACACTATGATAACATCAATGTCAATCAAGTGAAGTCAAAAGAGTTTGAAATTAATGATGGAATGGTGAATAAAAGAAAACGTAAATAAAATAATGGGGGATTAGTGTTAACGGTAACACGGCGGTTTCCAACTCCGCAACTATGGGTTCGAATCCTTTATCCCCTGCCAAATTAAGTTTTATTTCGAGTACATATGCCTGAGTGGTCTAAAGGTGCGGATTGCAAACTCGTTATTCGTGGGTTCGAATCCCACTATGTACTCCAAATAAAATTTCTATTGCCCGTTAGTGTAACGGTAACACACGTGACTTTGAATCACGTATCATAAGTTCAAATCTTGTACGGGCTGCCAAATTAAAGTGAGAGTAATTATGGATTTAGAGTCGTTTAATCATTACATTGTGTTTTACACAACCGTAAATCTTGAAAACACTTTACAGCATCTAATTGGGTTTAATGTTAAGCCTGATATTAATGATACATATGATGCTTTGATTGAGTTTCAAACAGAGGTTCTACCTAAACTTGAAATTGAAGAACCTGTTTTTATGATTTACATGAACGCTCAAGGTGTTCGTGACATTTTTGGGTTTTAATAGAGGAATAGATTATGTATTTAGAAATATCACCTAGACAAACAGGTAAAACAATCAGGGTATCCAATATTCTTAGCTGAAGATGGTTATTATGTAGGCACTGCTAAGAAAACCCGTACCGTTGACGATTTACTTAATCATGCAATGGGTAAACCTGATATACTATTCGATTTACTAAGAATGAATGATGGAAAACATGTAACATATTCTGTTACAAATTTCTTAGAGAATATGACTTTGAAACAGATTCGTGAAATGAGAAAACAAGTTCCCGAAGAATATGCAAATTTAGAATACGGAAACCAATATGTAAAAACATGGTAGGTTGGCTGAGTGGTCGAAAGCAGCGGGTTGCTAACCCGTACATTCTGAAATATGGGTGCGAAGGTTCGAATCCTTCACCTACCGCCACATTTCGCATCACACAAACAGGTGATGTATAAATATCTATTCAACAAATGGAGTAAATATTATGTTTAAATTTTTAACAACTGTAGTGTTTTTGTTTGCGTTAAGTGGATGTAAATTAGATGTGGAACCCACGCTACCTGCTAACTCAAACTATGAAGCTGTTTCACTGGATGTTTTCATTGGTATAATTGATGGTGTAGAAACCGATATTCCATATCCAAAATACACATGTAATGAAGCGGATTTACTTACGTATCTGGTTGCTGATAATTCAGCGGTTTTAAATACAGATTCAACACAAGTTACGTGCCTCACTACATTAATAACACGCATTGAGGTCGATGAGAATAATAGGCCATTGTACAATTAATATAAGGTGAAATAAATGTAGGTAATTATGATGTTTACACAAGAACAAATTGAACAGATTAAAGATTATTTAATTGAAGTGGGTGAGGATTCACGTGTATACCTTGGATGTGATAGTCAAAAATATCGCAAAGGTAATACATGGTATGCTCGTTACACTGTTGTTCTTGTGGTTCATATCAACAACCTTCATGGATGTAAAATCTTTGGTTACACGGATGTAGAGCGTGACTATGACCAAGTGGATAAACCACGTATGCGTTTAATGAATGAAGTGTATAAAGTATCTGAACTGTACTTAACACTGGCTGAAGAACTTGAAGATAGAGAAGTTGAGATTCATCTTGACGTTAATCCGAAGAAAGAATATGCTTCAAGTGCAGTGGTTAAACAAGCGATTGGTTATATTTTAGGTGTGTGTAATATTCAACCTAAAATTAAACCGGATGCGTTTGCGGCTTCATACGCTGCTGATGCCGGTGTACGTGGTCGTTGGGAAATGACCAAATAGCTAAGGGGCGCAATGCCCCTTTTCTTTTTTATAATATGAGAAAGTTAAATGAGTAAATTCAAAACCATTATAATTCTATTTTTAATATTCTTTTCTTTCAATGTTCATGCGAATGAAGTTGAAGAATTAGAATGTTTATCATTGAACATATACCATGAAGCGCGGAATGAACCTGTTATCGGCCAACTTGCAGTTGCTATGGTTACAATGGAACGTGTACGCGAAACAAGATTTCCAGATACCGTTTGTGAAGTTGTTAAACAAGGGTATCATATTGGTAGAAGGGATTGTCAGTTCAGTTGGTATTGTGATGGTAAAACAGATACACCTTATGAAATAGATGCATATGAAAAAGCGGTTGCTATATCGAAGGTGATTTATTATAATTACGATTTCATGACACATCCAATTAAAGGGGCTGACCATTATCACGCAAACTATGTTGCTCCATCATGGAATAGCAACATGCGCAAGGTCGCAGAAGTTGGTAATCATATTTTTTGGAAATGGGAATAATTTTATATGCATGATATTGAGAAAAGTACAAAAGAACAATTTGCAATACGAATAGCAGAAATTAGTAGCACCAACAACCTTGATATTATCGAATCCATAACATCATTCTGTGCAGATAATCTTCTTGAAATTGAAGATGTTTTGCATTTACTGGATAAATCAATGAAAGATAAAATTAAGGTTGCTGCTTTAGAAAAGCGGTGTTTAAAAGGTGTCAAACAACCAAAGGCATTAGATACATATGAGTGAATAGAATTACAAAATCAAGTTAACAATTATAGGATGAAATTAATATGAATTTTGATGAAAAACTAAAAAAGTGTAACGACTTCGATAAAAATCTAGCCTTTCTAATTAAGGAAGGTGATGGTATTCTTGAAATTACGAAGAACAGTGAAGAAAACGGGTTAGACGTTAATGCGCTAAGTGATAAAATAGTTGGGTTCGTTACTATCTGCATGATATTGGTTGCAAACGCCCCCGAACTTAAAAGTAAATGGGATAACACAAAAGAACTAATGGCTTTAACTGAAAGTAAAGTTACTGAGTTGGAGGAAAGTTATGGTAGATGATTTAACATTCCAAGGTATACAACATAGACTCGAAACATCACTGGTTGCATTGAATGATACTATCACACCAGAACAATTTACAACACTTCAAGTTATACTGGATAATTTAAGTAGTAAATTAGTGGAAGCTGTTAAGAAATCAGAACCAAGTGCCGATGAAATTGACTCAATGGTTTTATTAGCTGAACAGGAATTTCATAATAGTGTGGGTGAACAGAAAGGTTTAATCCGTGAATCTATGCAGGGTGAAGAAAACGTAAACGTAACAGAATTCTTTAACATGAAAGAAGAACCATTCCCTGTTGTAGATATGCAACAACCAACATCTATTAATGATAAAATAAAGGCGAAATTGAATAAAGGTAAAGAATAACAATGGAACCGTATGAAGCCTATCAAAAGTTTCTAGCGGTTAAGGCCCATTTCACTAGACCGTCATATGATTATAAAAAATATAATGGGAAGGTGAATGCAAAGTTTAATGCATTCACCAAAGCGAAAGGTAAATTCTTCTACGGTAAATTAGGTAAGAAGTTCAAATCCGATTTCCCTGAATATGTTGCAACCTGCTTTGCATATTCGGGGAATGTAGGTTGGATTGGTGACTTAGATTCAGAAGAATCATATTTAATGTGGGATGAACATCTAAAGAACATGCAATCAATCAGGCGAGTGTTTCAAAAAGATGTTCAACAAATATTAGATGTTGCTGAGAAGAATGGATTATCTTTCAAAGAAATGTTCCTATGTAAATCCGGTGAATTACCACCTGTCGAAAAACTTAGAAAAATAGATTTGATTACAATGGAAAGTTGTGTTATATTAAATCGCTTGTTGGGGTACACAACAAAAATAAAATGTACCAATCCCTTATGGGGTGATATAAAAATAACTATAGAGAAATTTGACACGTTTTTGCAACTCCCAGCAACTGGAATATTTGCACAATTACTCAAAAGAAAACTTAGTTAGACAACCTAACTTGTATAAATAGTAATGTTCTCATAGAAGAATAAACAAAAATACAAAATAATAAAAACAATAAAAAGGTAAAAAATTATGGCAACATTTGCTCAATTAAAAAAATCCCGCAAGGCTCGTTCCGAATCCCTTAAATCAAAAATCGAAAACGAAAAATCTAGTAGCCGTAAAATTGATGAACGCTATTGGAAATGTGAAACTGATAAAGCCGGTAATGGTTATGCAGTAATTCGATTCCTACAACCATCCCCTTCTGACATTGAAACTGTTGGTGAAAATGCACCCCCATTTGTAACATACTACCGCCACATGTTTAAAACACCTACTGGTAAATGGTTTGTAAATAGCTGCCCAACATCAATTGGTAATGAATGTCCAGTATGTACAGCAAACTCAACGTTATGGAATACTGATATTCCTGCTAATCAAGATATTGTTCGTAAACGTAAACGTCAACAAAAGTATGTTGCAAATATCATGGTTGTTAAAGATTCTAAGAATCCTGAAAATGAAGGTGAAGTATTCCTGTTTGAATTCGGTCAGAAAATCTACAAGAAAATTGAAGGTATGATGTTCCCTGAATTTGAAGATGAAGTTGCTATTGACCCATTTGATTTTTGGGAAGGTGCTGATTTCAAATTAAAGATTCGTCAAGTTGATGATTACACTAACTATGATAAATCTGAATTCGATACACCTGATGCAATCTCAGATGACGATGATGCAATTGAAAAACTTTGGAATTCTTCATATTCACTTCAAGAATTTATCGACCCTAAACAATTTAAGGAATATGATAAACTTGAAACTGAATTTAATCGTGCTATCAACGGCAAGGTAAATAAATCTACTGCTGATGACGATGACAATGATTCTGATGCGAGTGGTTCATATCAATCACCTAAGAAAAAATCTGATAACATGGCATCTTCAGATGACAACGATGACGTGCCATTTGACAAAGATGACAACGATGACGTTGATATGTTTCAGAAAATGCTAGATGAAGATGAAGATTAAGGTCTAAATTTTTAACCTAGAACGAAAAGGGGGCTTCTAAGCCCCTTTTTCTTTTAACCCATACCACGGCCCACCATTCTATCAGTATTACGCTGTATGCTACTGTCAGGGTTCCTAGCACTGGCTAATGGGGTAGTCGCTTGAGTTCCGCTAGTTGACTGGACTGATTTCTTAGTTGATTTTGGTGTCAGGTTCTGGCCACCGACAATCGCTACATTAGCACGTTCCTTTTCTGATTCAATCTCACTAACCTGATTCTCAATCAAATTAAGTTTCTGTTCCTGTGCTTTTTGAACAGGCACATCCAGATTATTTTTAGATGACGCATTGGCTAACTCGGCGGCACTTACATAATTACCATCTTTAAGCACATGTGGTTGACGCATTCTCTGTAATTCACCATCTGAATCATTTGCTGCGGTCATATTAAATGGTGCAACTGTTCCAGCAATCCCAATGCTGTTATTATTGCGCATAGAATTATTGGCCACATTATTGGCCAGTTCATCTGATGCAGCACCATCACCTAACCCAAGTACATTTAGGCTAGAATCCAACCAACCAGCAACCTTTTCTTTGGTTTCATCACTTATACTGAATAAATCTTTAACCGCATCTACTTTGTCACCAATAATTTTGGCCAAATCATTATAAACACCTTTAACAGAATCAAAGGTATCTGTTACCAATGAACTAACAAAGTCTCCAATGTTTGACATATGTTCACCAAAGTTATTAAATATGTTCGCAACATCACTCCATAGTTGTTTAGTTCCCTCGATAATGTTATGGATTGATTCACCTAACCATTCACTGAATGCTGTACCTTCGATAAACTTTTCATATATCCATGTACCAGCCGCATACCCAGCCGCACCAGCTAATCCAACTAAACCTAGTTTCATCAATGGTGCTAACATAACGAGTAATGGTGCTGCTGATTTTAGAATACCTTTAAACTTATTACCAATTCCAGCTAATAGACCAACATCTTCTTCGTTTTCATCTTTCTTTTCATTACCAAGTTCAAGTAAATCATGAATATCAGAAACTTTTTCAAACATGCGCTCATCACGTTCTATTGATTCACGACGAAATTCTGTATCTAATCTATCGTCAGTTTCACCCTCAACCTTCATCATTTCATTTGCGGCTGCACCTTCAACTTTTGATTCACGACTAAACATAGAATCGGCACCAGTTTCAGGTATACTTACAGGTGAAACTTGTCTATCTTGTTTTATTGCTTTTTCTTCAAGTTCTGCAAGTTCTTTATTACGCTCTTGTTCTCTTTCAAGGGCTGTAACTTTATCTTCTTCTGTTTTTTCAGCCATGAATTGACGGTGCAAATCATTTGAGATAAGTTCTTTCTGTGCTTTTTTATTTTCACGATAACTGGATAGAGCGTCACCTGCTACACGGAACAATGCCATTGCAATAGGGTTGTCATCGACGAACCCAGAATACATTGAACGAACGTCCATATACTGTTCTGCTAAGTCACCCATTTTCGCTGTTGCTCTACTTGCGATATTTGAGCGTTTCTTATATTCAGCCTGTAGGAATCTTAATGAATTTGAATACTCATCCATTAAGAACTCTTTTTCATCTGAAGATGAATCCGCTAAACCTTCCATTAACACATCCATGCGTTTCATCTGATTCTTCAGCATACTACGTGACATACCACCTATATCACCAACCAATCCCTTTAACTCACTCACATAGAACTGAGTAACTTCATCTTCATCAAATGCGTTTACTCTATCCTCATCACTTACTGTTTTACCACTACGTTCAGCCTTAGTTAATTGTTGTACTCTATTAGCAACACGTTCCGCAATGTTTGTCTCTAAATCTTTAACGCGCGCAGATGAATCCAACTCAGTACGTTCTACGTTATATGAACTTAAAAGTTGCTCAGATTTTTGCATGGCGTTCTGACGTGGGCCTCGTCTAAACGCACCCATCATCATAGCACCCATTGTAGTTTTATTTACTGGTGTTGTTTCTTCAGCCATAGCTATTTCCTACTTTTAAGTTTCTCTTTTTCTTTTTCAAGATGTTCAATTAACATGAGTGTGTATATTTCCCTTTCATATGGAACCATGTTTTCTATTTCACTTAACGAGTATTGGAAATTATGCATCATTGTAAAGTTTGTTCTATACAATGCCATTAACTCACCATGACCAAAGATTATTCTAAAAAATCGTCTAGCCCTTCCAACTTAACGGTTTCTTCATGACCACATGAAGGGCATTTAATCTTTAGTTCTTTATATAATTTAGGCGATGCTTTAATATACTTCTCAATTTTCCCTAAATCAGCAGAACCCAACTCACCCAACCATTCGGATAATTCTTCATCAGTAAAGTCAGGGCGTTTATAGATTTCATCTGCATCAAAAGCATAATCAATTGAAAACAACATTGTTAATAAACCACGTTCAGTTGGTGATTCAGTTTCCTGTAATAGTTTCCAATCACCATATGACAGGTTTTTCATCATCACACCAACGTTATCCGTGAACATTATTTTATTATCCTGTTCGGGAAAATATAACTCAATGTCAAATAGATTTAACTTCATTGGTATGGATGTGTTGCATTCATGTTCAGGTAAATCAACTTCCTCACCTTCTGGATTTTTACCCAGCCCTGCTGGAATAGTGTTAGTACAACGATAACGAAGGTCTAACATTTCACCGGCTGATTTAGCACGTAGTTTAACGGTTAGATACTCAATATCAGCGATTGGTAATGAATCAACTTCTTCACCAAATGTACAGGCGGTTAATGCATCATGTAATGCGTTAACTAACTGACTCTTATCACCCATTTCAATTGCTTGTAGGATGACTTTTTGTTCTTTAACTAAGAAAGGTCTAAATTTGATTTTCTTACCACTTACAGGTAAGGTTAAATCAAACTTACTACTTTCAAGTTTAGGTAATGCCATAATTTAACTCCATATTAAAATGTAAATAAATCGGTTGCGTAATCTACGAAACCATCAATAATATCTTCTAGTTTGCTTTGGTTTGGTGCAATTCCAACTGGATATTTATACTTATCATAATCAACAGGTATTGCTTCCCAATATTTATAGGAGAAGCTAACTGTTGAATTTTGAATATCATTCTGTGTTGAATATGAATAATCTACCGCACCAATATTAATAGGATATGCATCTTTAATTAATATTGAATATGAAATCTGCCCTTCTCTATCCAATTGATGAACCTTAATATCAGATACATACTCATCATAGAAATTCATTGTTCCGGTTTTAATGTTAACAATAGTTTCCTGCCATATCTCAAAAAACTTACGTTCACGGAAATCTTGTGAAGTTGTAAACGTAAATGATACATCGTCATATTGAGTTGCATATGGTATTTTAATTGGAGTTTGGTAATGTCTATGTTCTACTGTCATGAATGAACGGCCCGGCATCTGTGCTGCATTACACATGATTGACAACTTACCATTCTGGATAGAAGAGGTTTCTACACTTTTAATCTTTCCTGATGTGCTTTCCTCACGTACTTCACCACCTGAACCACTTACACCACGAGGTAAAAGAAACTCTACCCAATAGCGATTAGGTGAAGCCAAACCAACTTCACTAATCTGTGCAATAAAATCATCTATCGACTTTTTTCTATGTTCTGCCATTTATCTACCCACGTATGCTTTTGAATCAGCCCAAACTTCACGTTTGTTAGCCTTACGGAAATCTTCTACTGGTAACATAGCTGCAACTTCCCATTCATCGAAGGGTACAACTGCGAATGTACTTGCCACATGGCTATACAAATATCGCTTGATAGTTGGTTTATATACTGTATTACCAATACCTTTTAAAACTTGATATGAAACATTCACGTAATCTTCATCATTATAATTTTCATGTAATGTAAATAATGCATCTAGTAACTTCGCTCTTAGGATGAAGGGTAAATAGTGTATGTTTAATCCCAAAAATCCATCTGGATAATAACCAATTGGAATCACTAACGGGAATTTATCATAATACTTCAATTCTTTAGCCCATTTCGGGTTATACATGAAGAACATCATTCTACCGATTTCAGGTACTTTGGTGATTTGAATGCCTTGTACATCACCACCACCTAATTTACTGTTTACCCAATTTCTACCACCTGTACGCTGTTCAGATGTTTTATCTTTACCCATTCGACGCATAACAGATTTTCTAAACCATTGCATGGATGTTTTAGATTGTTGTGCGAGGTCTCTACCAGATAACCCTTTCAGGCGTTCTTGGAACTTCTGTATCTGCTTAGATTGTGGTATTCGTTTAATTCGTGGCATAATCTATTTTCTCTTTTTGATACCGAGTTCATATTCAGTCATAACTTTAAATTCTACACCCCTCTCCCCACACCATTGACGTGCAGCTTCCCATTTATCTTGATTGCGCTGAAATGTCATTTGTTCTTCAAGATGACGCATTTTAGTTTTATGTGTCATGCGCTTAGGTGTAACGGGTGGTATTGTTTCCTTATAAGGTTTTACTTCAATCAATACATTTCCAATACTTCCATCCCGCTTTCTTAATTTAACCATGAAATCGGTGAAATATCTACGTTGTTTATTATCCACCGATGACCAATACGGAATCACTACTTCTTCACTGTTCCATCTCAACACAGAGGGATTATTATCAAGGTGTTTCATGAGTTTTCTTTCCCATAGCGACCTAAATACTATATTAGATGCATCACCTACGTATTTATGTGGATTAATCGGCGTGTATTTGCCTTTGTAAGATTTTCTACCCATATAGATATTTAGTCACGTATAAATATTAGAAATACAAATGAGGATTTTAAATGGCTGATTTGGAATATCCCAAAGGCATAATTAACAAACTTGATACTAATGATGACCAGCTAGTTTCTGCTGTGAAGTTTTCAATAGTGCGCCGTAACGACTCAAAATCAACACTTATTGATAAAAACATCTACCTATATATGCCTGAAACATTTGAAAACCCAACTAACATTTCATGGGATTCACAAGGCATTGGATGGATTGGTCAACAATTCATGAATAATGGTGAGGGTGGATACCGCCAAGCATTATCTGAATTAGGTTCACGTGCTGGATTGCGCCTTGAGGAAATGCTTAAAGGTGCTGCAACTGGCCGTGCTGTTTCTGGTGAGGATTTGGTTGCATTACAGCAAGGTAAAATCCGCAACCCTTACATAAAAATGTTATTCCGTGGTGTTAACTTCCGAACATTTGAGTTTGTGTTTAAATTCGCACCACGAAACGAACAAGAATCACAGATTATCGCTGACATTATTAAAGCCTTTCGTACAGCCGCATTACCTGAATACGTCGAGGGTGATAATTTCTTAGGTTATCCAAACGAAGTCAAAATTGAATATCTACAAATCCAGCCGGGTGATTCTACTAAAGTTACAAACAAATGGTTAAACAAATTTAAGAACTGTGTAATCACAGATGTTCATGTGAATTACACAGGTGCTGGATTCTACGCAACAATGCGTAATGGTTTTCCTAGTGAAACTGAACTGCGAATCCAATTCAGTGAAAATGAAATTCTTACACGTAAAGATATTGATGGTGGTTACTAATGGCATTCTTTAAACAATTCAACACATTATTATATGATGCTGATGGTAATGGTATTCGTAGACAAGCCGTTAATATATTCAATTCAATCATTGTAAGATATGACCAAATTGATAATGTAACCCTCTATTTTTACCACATGATTAAAGATGGTGAACGCCCTGAAGATGTTGCATATAGATTTTACGGTGATTCTGACCTTAATTGGGTTATTCTATTAATCAATAGTATTGTAAATCCATATTATGATTGGCCATTGACTCAACAGGAATTATCCTCATATACAGCATCTAAATATGAGAATCCAACTGGTATTCACCATTTTGTGGATTTAAACACAGGTTATCATGTCGATGAGGTTTCACATATTGAATATCAAGATTTAATAGACTCAAGTTCTCCACTACCCGCAAATATCGGAATAGTGACTAATATGGAATATGAGTTTGAGCAGAATACAGAAAAACGTCAAATAAAAATATTGGATAGAACACATCTGAATGACTTTGTTATCCAGTTTGAAAGATTAATGAAACGAAAAATACTTAATGTGGAAGATGTTTAATGACTACAAGATTTCCTAAAGATTATGACCAAATTGTTATAACCATTGATGGTGTTGATGTATCAGGGATTGTTGGTCAAACAGAAATCTATCAGGATATTTTTTCACCTGTGTGGAGCGCAACATTAATGTTCTACGATACACAGAACCAGTTAATGAATTTGCCTATTATGCCGGGTTCTGAAGTTGAGATATTACTTGAAACAAGTGCGCCTAAACCATGTAAAGGTAAGAAAACATTTAATTTCATAGTGTATAAGATTGACAACCGTGAAATGGTTAAACAAGAAACTTATACCTATATTGTTAGATGTATCGCGCCTGAATATTTTGATGACCAGAAATCACGCATCAGTAAAGCCTATGATGGCACAACAGATAAAATCGCTAGAAGTATTATAAATGACTCTGATGTGTTTGGTGATATTACAAAATCAAGTTCTGATTCAAATAGATACAACGTTATTGTACCTAACCTATCACCCTTCGCTGCAATTGAGTGGTTGACTATATTCTCTAAAACAAAGAATGCTGGTGCTGATTTCTGTTTCTTTCAAACAGATGAGGGTCAATTTGCATTTTCTTCAATTGAGGATATGTTTAATGATAGAACCGATTTGTCATTGAAACAGATAATTCCTAACGCTAAAAAAGAATCACAGGATGTTGATGACGCATTCATAAGCATTCAACAATATCAGTTTATTAATCAATTTGATGCATTGCCTAATTTTGATATGGGGTTCTTTGGTAGTAAAACATTATCACATGACATAATTAATAAGAAATTCACAACATCAACATTTAATTATGGAGATGATTTAGCGACTGATAAAACCTATGCACCATTTAAAGGCGATATATTTGAGAATGCAGGTAATGCTAATATTTCATTTGTTCCTGTACATGGTGGTGTTATGGAGAAGGGATTAGTGCCTAATGAAACACATAAACAATGGAAGGGTTCACGAAAATCCAGCATTATGAAACTGGAAACAAATAGACTGTTAGTAGATATACCCGGTCATGTTTGTCTATATGACCAGTTAGGTAGAACAATCCAAGTTCTGTTACCATCACATCAGGATTCAACTAAAGATAGGCATGATAAATATTTGAAAGGTGATTATCTGGTTACAGCGATACGTCATGTAATTGGAAAAGAATATACTATCTTTATGGAACTGAGTAAGAAGCGGATGAGTGAGAAATATTAATGGCATATAATGATGTTATCTTAGCGGATTTACCTATTGCATATTGGCGTTTAGGTGAAGCAAGTGGTACTGTGGCTGTTGATGAAGTTGATACAAACGATGGAACGTATATTGGTACTCCAACTCTAGGTGTCACTGGTGCATTAGATGGTGATACTGACACAGCAATTACCACATCTTCAGGTAACTACGCATCTGTTGCTCATGATACATCATTAAATTTTACTGGTGCATTCTCAGTTGAATGTTGGTTTAAAACATCAAACACAACAGGTCGTCAATTTCTACTATCTAAGTATCTTGAATCTTCATCTTACACTGGATGGGAATTATCCCTGTTAGATAGCACTGGAAATATAAGATTTACATCAATTAGTAATTGGTCTAGTGATACATTAAGAATGACCACAACAGAAGGTTTTGCTGATGGTGAATGGCATCATGTAGTGGTCACATATAGCGGCACTGGTAGTTCTACAGGTGCTAAGATGTTTGTTGACGGTGTAGAAAAAACACTTACATACGAAATTAATTCTTTAAGCGGCAGTATAGTTTCTACAGCAGATTTGAATATTGGTCAACGTTGGGCTTCAACACCAGAACCATTAATTGGTTCTATTGATGAGGTTGCTTTATGGGATAGTGAATTAACACCAACTCAAGTTGCTGAACATTATGATGCTGCAATATACAAGTTTGAAATATCAGGTGTAACTCAGGTTCAAGATGCATTAGCGGCATGTATTATTAGATTGTATTTAAGAAGTAATGGAACATTGGTTGATTCTGTTGTGAGTTCTGCGGTTGACGGAACCTATACTTTTACAGGATTAATAGAATCAACAGAATATGATATAGTATGTATTAATAATACACCTAATATATGTCCTCAAATATCTGGGCCAATACAACCAGCTGAGGTTATTTAACAACACCACATATTAATATTATACTTACATGTGGAGTAACAGATATTAGTTATCGCCGTAGGCGAGTGGTGTTTCACACCACGTATTAGTTAATAACGTAATTAATAACGTAATTAATAATTAGTAATATAATATCATTGCGGCCACATGCGCAGCATATCAAGCTGTCAAATGCTTGTCAAGCATTATTTTAACTTATTTTAAATTAATTTTTAAAACCCTTTGGAATCAATATGATACAAAACAATCAAAATGAATCAATGGCCTTCTCAATGGGTTCATTTGTATGGTGGATAGGCGTAGTTGAGGATAGATTAGACCCTGAGATGTTAGGGCGTGTACGTGTGCGCATTGGTGGATACCATACGGCTGATAAGGGTGATATAGCGACAAATAAGCTATTGTGGGCCTACCCTATGCAACCAATCACTTCAGCGGCTATGAACGGCTTAGGTGAAGCCCCTGTAGGTGTTGTGGAGGGTACGTGGGTAGTTGGGTTCTTCCGTGATGGTCATAACGCTCATGACCCTGTAATTATGGGTACATTGGGTGGTAAACCAGAATCTAAAGATAAAAATCAAGGATTCAATGACCCTAATGGGGTGTATCCTAAAGATGCTTATCTAGGCGAACCAGATACCAATCGGTTAGCACGTAATGAAAAAATAGAAGAAACAATAGTCCAATCTAAAAAAGATGGGGTTAAAGTAGGTGTTTCGCTTGCATTAGGTTCAGGGAACTGGGATGAACCAGAAACACCATATGCAGCTGAATACCCATACAATCATGTAAAGGAAACTGAAAGTGGTCATGTTCAAGAGTTTGATGACACAGAAGGTGCAGAACGTATTCACACATATCATAAATCAGGAACATTTGAAGAAATTCATCCTGATGGTACGAAGGTTACTAAAGTAGTTGGTGCTGATTATGAGATTGTGCTTGATGGGAAAAATATGCACGTTACTGGAAACTTGAATATTACCATAAATGGTGATGCTAATATTTTAGTTGATGGGGATTGTAAATCAGAAGTGACGGGTAATAAGGATGAATATATACATGGTAAATACCAATTGAAAGTTGGTGGTGATTTAGTAATGAATGCGGGTGGTAATTCATATCTTGATGGCGCACAGGTACATTTTAATTTACCCGGCCCTGTACCTGCATTTTAAGGAATTTTTATAATGACAAAACCTACAGTTTATACATGGCTAGACGATAGCGCACCTGTTTATAGCAATACGATGAGTTCATTCATTGCACTGTTACGTGCCTGTTTAGTTGATGGATATGGCACAAAGGCTGGTGCAGGTTGGAGTATCCCCTTTGAAGATGCAACTAGTTTAATTCTAAAACAAGGCGGCACAAATCCATTAAAACATTGTTTGAAGATATATGATTTTGAGGCGAGTACGACTCGTGCTTACGCACATTATCAAATCGCTCAAGATTACACTGATTTAAACACACCAGTAGATAGTTGGCATGATTCTAGTATACCAGACACATATTTAAAATTCCCGAAAGGATATAGTAGTAGCACAGCATATCAGGTTCCGTGGATTATATTAGCCACAAGTCGCGCTGTTTATTTTATGTTTGGATATAACAATACTGTATCTGGTTCTATACCTGATAAATTCTCAAGTAATAATAGTTTAGAGAGAGGGTATAATTTCAATGGATTCTTTGGGGATTATACACCATATCATGAGTGGAATACTAGAAACACCATGTATGTGTTGGGTTCAACTCCGTATCCATACCCAACATATTTAACGCATTTTATAACTCAGTTAGGTACATCAGCGAGCAACAAATCGTTTTGTGGAAGCTTGAAGGATAATAGAGTTGCTTATAGTAGAGCGTATTATAATACACTTGTACCCGAATCGAAGGGTGATAACGGTTACTTAGGATTTAATTTTACACTACAAGGGTATAACTCAAAAGATAATCCAGTTGATAATTCATTAAAATTAGATGTGGTTAGATTGACAAATGAGTTTGCTCTTGTTGGTGAAATGCCCGGCCTTCTATATCATATACATGGTAGATATTTTGATAAAGATAAAACGGATGACATATCATTTAAAGGGGTTGGTGGGTATGAAGGTAAGAATATCTACATTGTAAATACATATAATGGTCAGGCATTCATCCATGATGGTGAATGGGGGGTTGAATAATGTATATAAATATAGTTAATTATAGATTAGAGGAATAATTAAATGGCAAGTCCAATAGTATATTCATGGCAAGATGCAAATGCACCTGTATATTTAAAAACTGCTGCATCTTTTCAGGCACTGCTCACTGCATGTTTGGTTGACGGTTATACAGGTAAAGCAGCGGCTGGATGGAGCAAACCTTTCAGTGATGCTAGTAGTTTTGTTCTTAAACAAGGCGCAAGTGTAGCTAATCCAACCGCACCACAACAGTGTATAAAGTTATATGATTATCATGTAACTCCAACACAACCATATTGTAGTTTTGAGGTGGCTGAAGATTTTACTGACCTTAATACTTCAATCAATCCGTGGGCAGGTAATGAAACATATGATTGGTTCTCAACCGGATATGCATCAGCAACATCATATGAAGTTCCTTGGATGATTTTTGCAACCAGTCGTGCCGTTTATTTCTGGTTTGGTTATAAT